TATCAATTAGCAACAGAGGCCGAAAACGGTGCAATGCAATGGACAACGGTGAGCACCATTGCAATGGTGACAAAAAATATCAATATGCTGATTAATAGTTTAGGAATTACGCCTAAAGATCGTTTGAAGTTAAAGGCATTGATCCAAGATAAAAAAGAATTTAACCTTAAAGAGTTTTTGGCCGATGAAAATTAATGAATTCAAAAACTTATGTTCAATGTCATTTAAATAAGTTAAATGAATATCTGGAAGGTGTATTATCAAATAAGATAATTACTAATCCCTTGCAGTTTAAAGCAGTTGAACGATTTCTTTCTTTCAAGAAAAAATATTCATTTGATGAACAAGAGTTAAAGCGAATACTTAAATTTTGTTCATTACTAAATCTACCAGTAAATAACGAAGTTAAGCAACTCCAATTAATCGGATGGCAAGTATTCGTAATAGCTAATCTGTATTGCTTATACGATGAAAAGGGTAAGCGAGTATTTGATTTGGCCTATATTGAGATTGCCAAAAAAAATGGTAAGACCTCGTTATGCGGTGTGCTATCACTTATTGATTGTTTAATCGACAACGAATTAAACGCATCGGTTTTGTTCGTTGCCTGTTCGAAAGACCAAGCAAATATTGCGTTAGAGATTACAAAGACCATAATCAATAACTCACCTGCAATAAGTGGGTTATTCACGATTAATAAAAATCAGATATACCGGATCGAAAACGGTATCAAAAATAAGATTGAAGTTAAAGCCTCCGATTCGAAGTTAGTTCAAGGTTCAGGTGTATCACTTTCAATCGTAGATGAATATGCTTTTGCTCCAGATTCAGAACTACAGAATAAAATTAAAAGTGGACAAATAGCACGGGTGAACCCCTTGCAGGTAATCATTACCACTGCAAGTAACGATAAGCAATCACCTGCTTTTCAATTGCGCGAAACCTGTTCCAATATATTGAACGGTGTTATTGAAGGTGATTCGATATTCAGTTTGATATTTGATTTAAATAAGGAAGATATTGATAGTCCTGAAAATTGGATTAAATCGAACCCTTCAATAGGGTACACTATTCAATTGGATTCACTGGTGCGTGAATATCAAACAGCTAAGTTAATACCCTCGAAGCTAAACACGTTCATAACTGATAACCTCAATTATTGGACTGATAATTTAACCACCGTCTGGATTGAAGATGATTTGATTAAATCTCAAATGAGATTTAAAAATGTTTTAAATCCAAAGTTAGATACGTATATCGGTCTTGACATCAGTGCTACATCCGATTTATGTTCTATTGGTGCCTTGCAATACAATCATATTAAAGATACTTTCAATTACCACTGCATTAATATTTTCCCGAACAATGAAAAGAAAAGAATCCGTGCAGGTAGTATTGATTTGACCAGATGGATAACCGAGGGTTTTATACTTCAATCAAAGCTGCCAGTATTAGATGAAGATCAGGTGTATGACTTATTGGTCGATTTGAGTAATAATTATAATGTAATATCTATCGGGGTAGATGTATGGGGTTCACAATCTATTCAACATAAGTTGAGAACCAACATAAAAGTAAACGTAAACGGGGTTCGCCAAAATCTTCAATCATTATCGTACCCGTTGAAAGTTTGTGAAAAGTATTTAACGTTACAAAAAATGAATATCAATCAATCACCTGTATTGAGGTGGATGTTTGGTAATGTAAAAATCTATTCAGATTCCAATCATAATATTAAAATTGATAAACGTAAAAACGAGGCGGTTGATGGGGTGGTGGCGTTGAACATTGCGATGCATGAATATCTAAGTTATAACAATAACTCATTGGATAATCTGGTGGAGTTGTATAAGTAACCTAGCGATAAATCAAAATTCATAAGTATTTATTATCTGAATCTGGTTCATTAAAGAACACGGATTACAAATACTATAATGGCATTTTGGGATTTTTTAAAAAGAGAAAGCAGGTCGGTTAAATCTGAACTTGCGAAAGAAAAATATTCGTTAATAAATGGGATAACAAATAGAGGTGTAAGTAATGCAGATGCTCACATTATATCAACGGTGTACACATGCGTTAATATTTTATCAAACACTATTGCAAGATTACCACTTACAATAGTCAAAAAAGAGGGGTTAAACAAAACTGAGTTAACAACCCACCGATTATACAACACCATTAAGTTCAACCCTCAATCGTATTATAACGACCAGCAATGGAAGGGTCAACTAATATCGCATCTTATGTTCGCGGGTAACTCTTACGCATACATTAATGGCAATCAATTGGAGATTATCCACCCGCATCTGGTTAACGATATAAAAGAAGTTGAGACAAAAGGTAAAGTTAGCCTTTGGTATTCGATCACTAACAACAATAGTAACCGACCAGCACTGATTAAGAACACGGATATTTTACATTTTAAGACTTTCAGTCGTAATAACTTTTTCGGATTGAATCCAATTGATTCAATTAAATCTGAGATTAATATTCAGTATAAAGCAGAAAAGACAGTTGATTCATTTTTCACCCGTAACGGTAACGCTACTAAGTTTCTCGAAAGTGTGGTTACTAACCCATCCGATTTAACGGGTAAAGGTATTTCTGAAATAATTAAAAATTTCACTGAAAAAGTGAGTATTGAAAATACGGATGCAATTGTTCGAATACCACCTTTACATACCATCAAAGAATTAGGATTGAACACCGAGGCAATTCAATTCTTAGCCTCCAACAAATACACAGTTGCACAAATCGGTAGTGTATTTGGCATCCCTGAATTTATGTTAGGGGTTTCAACAAATTCACAATATGGAAAGTTTGAGGAACAATCAATTGCCTTCAAACAGACTACGATACAAAATTTGGTGAGTATGATCTTAGCCGAATTGAATTTCAAATTACTAACTCCGATGGAACGAGCGCAAGGCATATCAATCGAATTTGATTTAACACCACTTGATTCAATTGATACGGCTACGAAGATTAGTTATTTAACTCAGATGAAAAACGCTGGTGCAATTAGTCCGAATGAGATGCGGGTGGCTTTCTCGTTACCAGCGATTAATAATGAAAAGATGAACGGCTATTATATGCAATCGCAATACGTCAATCTGGTTCAATCTGGTTCAACCATAACCCAATTGTAAGAGTATTTATAAGAAAGAATTATGAAGTTAAAAGAGATAAAAGAAAAACGATTTTTCATATCCGATAAAAATATCAGATCGGTGGAAGTATCAGGTTCAAGAGAACGATATATCGAAGGTTATGCAGCTTTGTTCAATCACGAAAGTAGGTTACTCTATGAATTTAAGGATAATAAGTTAATTGAATTTGTTGAAGTACTGGATGTTGGGTGCTTTGATAAGGTATTAGCCGACCCTAATTTGAATTGTATTCATACAATTAACCACGACCGTAACCAGATGGTTGCCCGTACTCTTTCAGGTACGCTGAAATTATCAGTTGATGAACACGGTTTAATTTACCGTGTATCAATCCCGAACACCACTACAGGTAATGACCTGTACGAAATGGTTAAGCGTGGCGACCTGTTCGAATCTTCATTCATATTCACGGTCTCCGATGACGGTGAGCAATGGATTAAAGAGGGTAATATTAATAAGCGTTTGATTACTTCAATCAGTGGGTTATACGATACCAGCACGGTTACCGATGGTGCGTACAGCAATACCATTGTAACGATTAGCCGTAATCTTTCAAATATTATCAATGTGGAAAGCGAAAAGAACGATGTAGAAGTAGAAGATGATAAATCGAACACGGATATAGACAGTTTAAACTTAGATATATTAATTGCTGAACACGAATGAACTTTTTGTCAGGTGAGCAGTATTTATAATCAAAATAATTTTATTTAAATAATTGACATTAATGTTAAAACAATTAAAAGAACAAAGATCAAGTTTGCTTTCAGAAATGAAAAGCATCAGAGATTTGATGACAAAAGAAAAGAGAGCGCAATTTTCAGAGGATGAAAAAAAGAAATTGCAATCTATAAAAGATCAATTGGATGACCTTAAATCACAAATTGAATCACTTGAAGCAATCGAAGCAGAAGAAGCATTAGAGGCTGAAAGATCATTCAAAGGTAAGCCAGTTGAAAAAAGAGATAATGAAAACTTTACCAAGTTTATCAAAGAAATGAGAGCGGGTAAGTTCACAATCCCGATGGATGAATTGCAATCACGTGCTACCGTTACAACATCAACCAATAGTGCATTTAAATTTACCGACCATAATGAAGGTCTAAGCGTTAATTACGGTGCTTTGGTACTTGAAGAACTTGGTGCAACTAAGGCGTACTTTGACAGTGGTAACGTTGCTTATCCTTCATTGTCGAACATCGTTGCGTCATTTGGCAGCGAAGATAATAGCGTATCAGATCAGGCGTTAACCAGTGCGCAAGCAGTGTTATCACCTTCATTTGTTAGTGCTTCAATCGAAGTATCAAAGGCTTTCATTGCGCAAAGCAAGATGCAGAATATCGAAGACCTTAAATCAGCTTTGATTTATGCGGTGGAACAGGCAATTGAAAAGAGAGCATTAACACACCTAACAGGTGCGACCACTGCAACAGGTTCAACTAACTATGCAAAAGCGGTTAACGCTGAGGCTATGGTTAACGGTGTTGGTACTGGTTACATTGCCGGACGTGAAGGTGTTCAAAATTTGAAAAACGAAATTGTTGATGCTGGTTCTGGTATCCGTACTTGGAAAGATAACGAGGTTAACGGCTATAAGGCTGTTAGATCAATATTGACTGCAACACCTACAGATGTATTTTACGGTGATTTTAAATCAGTTGTAAAGGCAATGTTCGGTGAAGGTATCACTTTGGAGATGGTTACCGATGGTACGATGGCGAGAAAAGGTAATGTATTGCTTATCGCAAGTGCGATGGCCGATGCTAAGTGTACAGACTTTAATAAAGTTTCAAAATTCACTTCAATCTAATTTGAAGTAAGATTAAGACAAATTGTTTTTTGGTTTGTTTGTTTCTGGAAAACCCAACCGTTAAAAAGTTGGGTTTTTTTATTCAACCAAAACGAAAAAACAAAAGTATTTATATCTGAACCCTGTTCGATCATTATGTATTCAACAAAAACTAAAATATACAACATCCCGCTATCTGATATAAAGGAAGATTTAAGAATCGCACCATCTGACACGACTTATGATAATCAGTTAAATAGATTGGTTAAATCAGCTATTCATATAGCTGAATCATATACAGGTTTTGATTTAGTGCCAACAATAACCCATTTATATGATTACGATTTTGCGGGTGATACTTATTTCATCAATCAACCACTGGCAAATGTAACAGGCGTTACCGATGGAGTAAATCAGATAACAGGTTATACCATTATGTATAAGCATTTTGGTACTACAATTCAATTTAACAAGTCTATTGATGTTAAGCAGTTGAAGATAAGTTATACAACAGGTGGAGTATTACCACCAGACGTACAGAGAGCGATTAGTATCAAGGTAGCTGAATTATTTGATGTTGACGTGAACGGATATACACAAGGTCTACAAGCAACGCAAGCGTTTGAAAGATTGTTAAGTACGCACCGCAATTACATTTACAATTAAAAATAAAAGAGTTGATGAATAAAGTATTTCAAAGAATATTCAAAGATTTCAAGACCACAGTAATGGGTTTGGTGTTTATCGGTGCTTCGATTTACGTTAGTTTAAACGTTCCAATTACAACCGAATCAATAGAGTTTATCACACTATTATTAACGTCTGGTAGTGCATTATTATTTGCACCCGATAAGTTTATTGATGCGTTCGAAAGTAAGGTATTTGGCAAGCCGTTATTTAAGCAATCAGAAAAGAAAGATGAATAATATGAAGTACGTACTTACTGTACTTGTAACCGTGTTCAGTTTAACCAATATCAACACGGTAATAACCACTTTAATTTTACTGGTCACCCTAATGTATTGGATTCAAAAGAATATCGGTGAGTTTAAAGAGCAAAGAAAAAATAAAACTGAAAAAGATGCAGACAAATAAGTTAACCGAAAAAATCGAATTACTGGAAGTTAAATATTCGGGTGGAACAATGGGTATTAGTGTACCATATTATCGAACGGTCAATATCTTATTTGCTTCGATTACGAATCAAAGAGGTCAAAACGGATTCGATCAGGGTAATATCTATACTGATTCGATTAGCTTTTATCTGAGATATACATCACTGATGAAAGCAAAAAAGCACGTGGTTAAATGCAATGGTGAATTATACGAGTTGAATAACGTTACACATATTAGACGTAATGTAGCAACGATAATTGATTGCAAAAGAGTTGATTAAAAGATAATGAAGTTCGATTTTAAAATTGAAGGTATTGAGGAAGTAAAGAAGATGTTGGCATCTCTTCCAAATTCAGTAAATGAAAAGATTCAAAATGATTTGAATACTAAGGCGGCTTATATGGTCAAAGCTGAATTAGAAAAGAATGCACCGGATGGTGATAACGACAAAGAGAATAAAAATAAGATAGCTAACAACGTAGTTGTGAAAAATGTAAAAGGAAGTAAACAAGCTAAGTACATTGGATTTACAAAACGTGCGTGGTATGTGAAGTTAATTGAATTGGGTTCTTCTATTCGATTGGTAAAGGGTAAAAACGATAAATACAAGGGTGCTAACAGAGGTTCGATGCCACGTAAACCGTTTGTGCTGAACACTCACAACACGGTGGCGGGTAAAGTAATTGATTACTTAAAATCAAATTATGTGAAGTTGGTGAGTAATAGCATTAAGAAGCAATCAAAAGCTATAAGTAGAAAGCTATCGAAAAAGTAAAAATGAACATTCAAAAGGAATTAATAACACAACTGAATACAAGGTTACGAATAGTTACATCGAATGTGCATTATCTGCACTTACCCGATGAATCATTTTTGAATTTATTTTCAATTGTCTTTAATCTTACCAATAGCGATAATCAAAGCACATTTGAAGGTCGCGAGTTGATTAAAGTATTTCAATTAACGGTAAGGATTAACAGTGCTAAAATCACTAAGCAATCTGGCAACAATGAATTGGAGAAGTTAATAGGAATTATTGATCCGGTCAAAGGCCAGGTTTTTAAGGTTCAAAGTAATCACACAAAGTTGATTAATGAAGACACATTTTTCGACCCTGAACTCGAAGTTTATACTCATACTTTGATTTTCGAGATGCAAATTCAGAATCAATAAGTATTTATAGACAAATAATATTATTTAAAAACATAAAAAAGAAATGGGATTAAACGTTAATAACGTACCCTTTGCAGAAGACGGATTTTTAGCGATAAATGCAACGGGGTCAACATCAAAAGGAAGTGTTATAATTGGTTTAACCGATTGCTCACTATCATATTCGAACGATCAAATCGAATTACAACACTTTGAAAGTAACTTTAATAAGTACTTTGTAAGCACATCAAGTAATTGGACTATGTCAGGTTCATTTAACATAGTTGGTGAAACTGGTAGTACAGCAATTGATACTGCGAGATATTCAGGTGACACTAAGTTATTGTCAGGTGTTCAGCGTACAAAAAACGGTTTGGATTTATTGGAGATGGCGAAAAGCAAAAACCTAAAAGTAGGGGTAATTCGTAGATTGAAAGCAGGTAACTATCAATCAGGTGAAGCAATTATCACCAGCGTCAACATAGATTCATCTGTAGGAGCGGTGACAACTGGTAGTATTGAATTACAAGGTGTTGGGCCACTAACTAAATCAACATCATAAAAGCAATCTAAGTTTTGATTTAATTCAAAAGATTAAAGACCGTGTTCGGATTAAGTTTTTTTGTTCGAACACGGTTTTTTGTTTTTTCAAAGTGTATTTATTGATAGAAATAAATTTAAAAACAAAATTCAAGGAATAGAGAATGACAGCACACCAATACGAGGTCGAAAACGGTTCATCAGTTTATTTAAAAACTGATTATTCAGTCATAAGCAAAGTATGTAATAAGTTTAATTATAAACTTCAAGAGTTTACTCAGGCATTAGAATACCCTGAACAAATGACCTTTTTGTTTTTCGAATCGCTTAATAGAGGTTTCAAGGTTGAAGGTAAGACACATAATTACACTATTGATGATGCAGAAAATTTGTTAGGCGAATTATATGCTGAATTTTTGGAATCGTTCAACAAAGATTGCTTAGATATGGCGTTGACCAGAAAGCAAAAGTTAGAAATTGAAAACAAAAAAAAAGCGAATCAGAACCAGTAATTGATTCGGTCGAAAAATTGTTTTCGATAATTGCAAGTAAACTAAAGTACAATAAGGATGAATTTTTATCATTAACACCAGTTGAATGTAATTTAATACTTCAAAATGTGGGTGATAACGATGAACATTTTTTCAATTTCTTTCTGAATGAATTCAGAACCAATAATTTCTATACGCTAAAATCTTCATTTGCTGATACCAAACGCTTCAAGAAACCAGATGCATTATACACCCTTCCTTTCGAGGCTGAACAAAAGGAATTGAATAGACTGAGAGCAATCGAAAAGGCAAAATCAGGATTCGATAAAGATGACAAAGAATTATTAACAAAGTTGGGGTATTTATAATCTGAAACCGTGTTCGGATAAA